CACCAGCAATCTCAGTGTGTTAATGTTCGTAAATACCTTGAAGTAGTTCATCCTTGTTAGCATCAACGTCCCAATGACCAGCAGGTGTGAACTCTTGATTGAGTAGACGTTGTGTCTGGCCAATAGGATTGTATTGACTGAATGCATCGCGTAGGACATTACCAGCAGCAGGTGCAACAGTCTCCACTTCGGGAATCTCTGCTACCTGAGAGACTTCTGTGTGTGGTGCGTCTTGTTGTGTTACCACCTCAGTCACGTCTGATATTGGAGCTAAAAGATTCTCGATTGTCATATTAATCTCCGTAGATTATTTTAAAGTTCTTCTCGAATAGGCGAGTAGTGCCAGCATCGGGATTAGTGTGATGATACTTGTAGTACAACTGACGAGCTGCATCTGCATCACCTGCTTGTACTTGTTCTAGTAGTTTACGAGTTTGTGGACGTGATTTCATCTCCCATAACAATAGGGCAGCAGACTTATCATCATCTAACATAATCATAGCTTCTGAACGTGAGTTATCATCTCCGTTGAAAGCGGTGTTGTTCAAATCCTTAAACCATTGTGGCTGTTGTACACCTTCTGCTTGCATTTGACGTGCAGCACGAACCATAGCAGTTTGCATGGCATTGTTACCACCTTTCTGTGCTTTAGTGAGGTACTGGAATAAACCACGAGCAGATGATACTGGGTTAGCACGATGTCTACCTGACGATGATTCAGTCATAGCGAACACATCTAACATCTGACCTACATGCTTATTAGAACCACCCACAGCCTTTACAGACTCCAAACCCCAACCTAAGCTAGTGTTTGACTTATGAGCAACACCACGGTCAGCAGCGGCAGCATTAGCCTCACCTGTCTCTTTCTCAGCAGCAGATGCACGAGGCACAACTAAATCCATGACTTTCTCTTGAGCAATACCTAATGCACGTAACTTAGGGAATGCACTAATTACACCACGAGCCGCAGAACGGGTCATTGTATGTAAAGCCTCATTCTCTTTATTAAGAACTTCAAGTGCCTGTGCCTTGGTTAGACTCTGCCCCATCTGTTGTGCTTGGAACTGCTTAATACGAATAGAACGGTCAAGACTCTGTTCCTGTCGAGCAGCAGCAGCCTGTGTTTCCAATTCAGCAGCCTTGGATACCTTTAGGGTGTTCAGTGATTTGATTGAATCAATATCCAATGTCATACCACCAGCTACAGGTAAACCATTTTCATCAATAGGCGTAAACGTCATTGAATTGTTACCAGCATTAAACGTAGAAGTATATTCACCTTCATGAGCACCGAACATCTCTGCACGATTCTCATCAATTAATGTATCTAACACTTCATCAATCGTCTGTTCACCCGTTAAACCTAAACGTTCCTTAAATGAAGTACCTCCATTAGGAATAAAGTTACCCTTGACCATATCATGCTGATTCTCAAAATCACGACGTGCTAACTCAGCAGCATCAGCAGCATCTACATGACCATTGACCATATAATCCTTAGCACCACGTTCAACAACAGAGGACACATAAGAACTATTAAAGGCATCGTTTAAATCACTCTTACCAAAACCAAACCAAGTACCATCAACTGTATCCTTGACTTCTTTCTTGATTTCTTTTGTTTGTTCAGGAGTGAAACCACCTTCTGCTTGATTCTGTTCAATTGAAGCGCGGTCACGGATTGCTGCACTAACATCACCATGTACTGCTACACGAGAGATAATAGCTTGCATACGTGCCTTAGCTCGGTCATCAGTAATATGGTCGAATGCACGGGTACTATCTAACTTATTATACTGCTGGAATTCTTCATAAGCCTGAACAAAGCGTGGGTCAACTGAACCATCAGCTAATACCATAGACGATAATGAAGCAGTAAACTTCTTAGCTAATGTTTCATCTTTAACACCAATACTAGCCCAATACTCAGGATAGTTATTACCAAACTCTTCACGCATCTGGTCAAGTGCAGCTTTCTTATGTTTAGGTGTCATGTTATGGAATTGACGATTACGGGCTAAGTCATTTAAGTCCTCATGCTCCTCTTTATCCTTACGTGATGTACGGAATTTATTAAGCATTGAAGTTGCCTTCTCTGCCGTTAGTCCATACTTCTCTTTATGAATAGTGAGTGAACCAAGTACGTCTTCAAAAGATGAATCAGGATTAGTCGCAATACCTTCTACGGCATACATCGACTTAGCAATCTCAAGTGACATCTCTTTCTGTTGGCCTTTCTCGTATTTCTTACGTGCCTTATAAATCTCAGTTTGTTGCTCAGGGGACATTTGTTCGATAACACCTGAACTCATCAACTGATTATAAATAGCACCATTATCCCCTTCAAGGGTTTGAATAGTAACCTCTGCTACAGACGACAAGTATTGCTCATCACCCATACCTTGAGGTTGACTTAGTGCAACTGATAACTCTTGACTAGCAGGAGCTTCACCCTCAGTGTTAACTGACTCCTGCACATTCTGTGCCTTAGAGAATACAGCACGAACATAACTTTGACGCATCTGTGTATCAACAAAGGTAGCGTGTGCCTTGAGATGCATACCAGATACTTCCGCAGCCTTCTTAGAATAGGCAGCAGCAATTTGAGCACGTTGAGTGTCATCATCAATGTCTGCTACAATACCAGCTAATTCGTCTTGCTGGAACTTAGCGAAGTCCTGTGGATTCATTTCGGCATTGGCAGGGATAGCAGCTACACTAGCACGATGCATATTATCAATGGCTACTTCTGTATCTAATGCACGAGCACCACGTACTGTAGCTGACTCACCAAAGAAACGGGTATAAGATGCTTGGTCATCCTTTACTTCTTGTAGTGATTTACCTTGGGCTATCTGTTGCTGACCTTTAAGGTAATTAGTTGCAGCTACTTCCTGCATTTGACGCTTAGTTAGTGTATCAGCGAATTGAAGCAGATGTTTACCTGCTCCACGGTTAATTTGTGCATTACGAGTAGCACCCTGTAGGTCAGGGGTTGATACTGTACTTACAGGGTTAATTGTTGGCATAATTGTTCCTTTATGAGATAAGGCCGGATTTGAGTGCATCGAAGTAAGTAGCAGAACCAGCAGAGAGAACCTGTTCAAGTATACCCGATTCAGGGATACCAAGTTTCTGACCACTTGCTGCTTGTGCTTGAATGCCTTTCCTAGTGTTAAGATAATTGACGCGTCCATTACGTTTAGCTTCCTCTTGAGCGACTGCGGTATTACGTGTGTCTTGTGCAATACGTAAGTCGGCTTCTTCTCTCGAAGTACCAAAGGTCGCTGATTCTACTGTTGCTTGTCCTGCTGCTTGCATTCGAGCAACTGCTGTAGATAACTCAGCTCGTTGTATTTCTTCTAAGGAGAGGCTAAAATTAGTTGCTGCGTATCCTGCTTGCTCTGCTGCTTGGATTTGTACCAGTTCATTACTGGCAGCGACAGCCGCATTTTGTACGGCTATCTGCTTATTCTCCAAGACACCTTTAGCAATACTAATCCCGAAGGACATAAATGCGGGGTCTAGTGCCATTAGATTCTTCTTCCTCTTGTTGTGAATTGACCTTCCCACTCTAACGCTGATAAGGCGAAAGGTAAGTAAGAGTCGGATGTGTAACTTACGTTTAAATCTGTATCTACAGGTAGACGTGCAATAGCATCATGCGTACCACTGGATAAATCTACTTGCCCAAGTACAAGCTGACCTACAATGTTACTAGTCACTTCATACTCAAAGTCACCATAAGCCTTATGAGATAACTTAACCTTGAACTTACCTGAGTTAGTATACTGCATCATAAACTTGTTGAGAGTAAAACGATGAGGGTCAAGAATACGGCCTTGACTATCACGTACTACGGGTAGTGACGGTTCATATGTACGAGTATATTTAGTACCAAAGTAAACTGTACCACCCGTCATATCCAACCCTAACGTTACTGTGCCAGCATCATAGGTAAAGGGTACATGTAGGCCGGGATAAGGACAACCTTCACCTTGTATCACTTCATAGGTTGCAGTAGCATCATACGGATAGGAGGCAGGTACAACGAAAGATGTGTTAATACTTGTTCCAGTTAAACGGTTATCTAAATAAACATTATGAGTTAGTCCTGATACTGCATTGTCCTCTAAACGAAGAATTACTCCATGAATAGTTTCATCAGCAGGGTCTTTGAGCATAACGATTAAATCAGACTCGTCAAAGAACATATATTCCACATTTAGGCGTTCATCTAATAACCAACGTCCCCATGCTGCTTGTACACGTTCACCATTCTGCCAGAGGTAATTATAAATGATTAATTCATTAGGTGCAGTCTCACCACGAATGATAAGGATATCTTCTTGGCTATTAGCAACCATCTCTATGATACTACCATTAATTAACTTATCTACGTGAGAAGTAATAGGACGGGCGTTATTACTCGTACCTTGCGCATTACTAAAGAACTCCCGTACACCGGAGAAACTACCCGTCTTGAATGGGAAGAAGATAACATCACCTGCTGATACTGGGTCAACACGTAAATCAGATGCAAAGTTAGTTGATACAGTCATCGCTGTATTCAGTGGAGTCAACGGCTGATTACCACGAATAACAAACTGACAATCACGAGCAAAGATAACTAAGTCACGGTTCTGTTGTACTGCGTAACGTAAGATAGAAACTTGGTTATTATTAGATGCACGATTAATAGGGTCAGATGCCACACTAGTTACAGTAGACTGTTTAAAGAAGTTAAAGTAGTCCTGAGACTCACTTAACGTAATTGACTCACCTGCAATAAAATATAGACGGTCTTGGAATAAGCCCATATCTTGAATCTTATGGCCTGTGAAGTGAGGGAACTCATTTGTAATGTTATCCCCTGCCTCACGGTCTTTCCATTGAATGCCTGCGTTACTAGCTTCTAGTAGAGGGTCTAAGGGTGAAACACGGAATGTACCATTAGATAAACGAATTAACGCTTGTGGCATATCGTCGGGATTTAACCGGAAGTTCTGTCGAGGGCGCGTAACCTCTTTCCATCGGCCCTTATTAGAATTAAACGCAGCCTCATTTGGGTCACGGTACTCTAGGTAGTAGTCGTCCTTAACATTAGAACCATCACCTGTAATACGTGCAACATATCCATGAGGGGCGTTAGGTGGTAATGTAGCTGAATCTTGTAACTCACGATTGATAGCGTAAACAGTAATACCCCCCATATCATCAGTAACAGATATGAATACATCAGGGCCACCTCCAAGTGCAGTATCTATCCAAATAACACTACCTTGTACACTTACATTATAATCGTCTGTGAACGTACCATGTGCTATCATAGCGTCATAAAAGACCTTAGCCACAACATCTGTACCGCCTGCTTTAATTTGATTCTGTATATCAGTTTGACGTGCAATATCATCACTAACTACAGGAGTTACTGAAACAGTAGTTGGAACTGTATGAGTAAACGTAACCGAAGGTAATGCAGCAGCTTCTACTGTAATAGATATAGTCCGTCCGGGTGTTATTGAGCGAAAATAAACTAATGACGAGTTCCACTCAGGGAATACAGGTTGTAGTATACTTGTCTCTACTTCACGGTTAGCAATTAATGTAGTATCACCTAACGTCACTAACTGTAAACGCTCAGACATTGGTAATGTACCTTGAGAGAAGTACGTCAATGATGCAGCCTCAATCGCTACACTAATTGGAGTACCCTGAAAGTCAGTAACTTCGACTGTACCTTCCTGTACAGCAATAATATATTCCTCGTCCTCACCACTTTTATAGTTATGCCATTTAGTATCAGCATTAGATGTGGTTGTGAACTGGTTAATGTATTCTGTTGGTGGACGGTCATGTAAACCATCAATAGGAGAAGGTACAAGATTAAATGAATCTTTACATTGGCCTGGTTGACGGTCACGATTAGGTTGCTGTGAGATACCCTGCAAGAGGGAATCATATACACCAGTTACGGTAGATGGCATTACAATGTACCTCCAAGAACGTCACCAGATGGGCGAGATGCACCACGACGACGATTAAGCATGATACGAGCACGAGATGAACGGAACGCATTAAGGTCACGGTTCTGTACGTGCTCACGACGAAATTCAAAGTTAGCTGTACTAATCTTGCCTTCAATGATAGCGAGTTTCTGTTCATCACCTTCTAAGTCAGATTGTACTTGATGCATAGCTAATAAACGAATGTACTCCTGAGCCGTGTAAGGAAGGTCATCCCACTCAAGGAGGAATACAATATCAATATCAGTCAATGACTCAGTGAACTGGTCTGAGTTAGTCTCACGGTTAAATAGCTTCATACCACGTTGAACTACATCTAAACCTGCACGAGCAGTATCAACCTTTATAGCAGTAGAAGGGATAGGAATATTACCAACTAAATTTACAGGTAAGGTTACATTTGTTTGTTTATTGAACCACCACCCACGAGATTGAACTGAGCGTACTAATTCTTGAATAGCATCTAATGCAGCCTGTACATCAGGATTTGATACTTCTGTGTTAGTTACCTTGGTTGTACCGAGGTTACGTAGAATGGAGTTAACAGCTTCGAGTAAAGTAATCATATAACCTCTTAACGAAAAAAAATGGGGAGAAGCCTATACCTTACGATATAAGTTTCTCCCCATAGGAAAGTATTAAAGACTATTAAAAGTCTTCTGTGATGAATAGAGCACCAGTATGGTCTGGACGGTTAACCGTTACACCAAATGATAGATATGAATCTACGAACCACTGTAGTTCTTTGTCATCGTAGAACACTTTAGAAGTAAGCGGAATAGTCTCACCAGCTAGTAGTGTCTTAGGGTGCATAATCAGTGCAACACAACGTGCGTCATCTTCAAGGATGTCGTAAGCGTTACCGTTAGCAGCGTTAGACAAGAACTCAGAACCAGGAACAGCCGTCTTGACTTTAGGCAGTAAGTTAGTCTTAACGATTGGTAAACCAGATGCACGTAGAATGAAACGAGCAGCGCGGTCGCCATTACCTTCTGACAGGTCACGGTCAACAAGGTCTTTGTTACGTACTAGAGTCATATACTCAGCAGGACGAAGGATAAGTACACATTCTTCAACGTCTACATCTTTCTCTTCCATACCAGTAATGATATCTTCAATTGCTTCTAGTAGCAACGCAGAATCACCAAGGTTAGCTTTCAGATAAGTCTTATCAGCAGTACCACCAACCCAGCCTTTAGGCTTTCCAGTATTATCTTGTTGAGCAGCTTTAATAGCTTGAACTAGGAATGCTGTATCAAAGAACTTAGCAATCTTCTTGCCATGTTCTACACCCATTTCCATACGTACATCAAGACGTGACTGGAATTCATCCAGTAGAGGCATTGTTGCACGAGCTAATACAATAGTATCTACTTTAACAGCAATGTTAGTAAACTCAATCGCTTTAGGGTCAGGACGGTATGAACCACGACCAACGGCTTGTAGCTCAGACTCACCAACTAAATCGTTAGTTAAGGTTGAAGTACCCATGATTGGTTTAATCTTTGCGAACTCTCGCATAAATGATTTACGTGATAGTGTGTGTTCTACTTCACCGCCGTACTCTGACAGGTGTAGTGCATCAACTGCACCTGTATCAAGGTTCTGGCCTGGTTGTGTAACACCGCCAGCAGTAATAAAATTAGTTGCCATAGGGGATAAAATCCTTTTGGTTAATTATAGTTTAGTTTAGAAAGACTACGTAGTTTCTCTAAGGAGTGGCATTAATTAATTACCACCCCAAAGATATTATTTATTAGCCGTACTTCCATCCAAATTCATTAGCATTACCTAATGAGCGGGTATGGTTAGCACGTTTGACAATACCATCAGCTTCACCTTGTGACTTAGCATTTTGAATTGCTGTACGATAGTCATTGAACGAGATAGGCTGAATACCCTGAGGTTTATTAGCAGCACCTTCTTGTAGCTTAGGTTTATTAGTTATCGGAACAGCAGAAGCACCACCTGCATTAGTGAAACCAATCATCATAAGCTGTGCTGCCCATTTAGAGAAGTTACCACCCATGTTAAGCATATCGTTCATATCAGAACGGTCTTGCTCATCCCAACCTGATTGCTCTGAGGCTGCCCATGCTGCTGCCTGTTCAAAGTTCTCTTGTCCACCCACGGATTCATAAATGTCAGTTACAATCTGTGCTTCTGCATCTGCTTGGCCCTGAATCTCACCGACGATACCATTCATCATCATCTGAGCTTGAGCCTTACCTAAACGTTCTTCCATCAATGCGATATGCTCAGGAGCGAACTCACCGTCATTCTGTTGGTAGAAGTCTACAATTACTTGGCCATTAATCTCAGCCTTAGTAAAGATATCAGTAGCAGCATCAAAGAAACTTGAACCTTCATATAGGTCTTCTGCTGTCTTTGGTTCAGGAGTTGGTTCACCTTCTGGCTCAGGTTGAGGTTCAGGTGTTGGTTCTCCTTGAGGTTCTGGAGTAGGTTCAGGTTGAGGTTCTGCACTTGGAGCAGGTTCAGCAGCAGGAGCACCACCTCCAGCAGCACCCTCTGCACCAGCTTCCTCAAAGTAACCCCTATTAAACAGACGAGCTTGATTCATAAATAACATAAATGATTTCCTTTAATTATTGTGGTGGAGCTTGTGCCCCTGCTTTAGCATTAGCCTCAGCTTCTAGTAATTGTTGTTGTTGTGCCTGAGCACGTCGTTGGTCTTCTTGTTGTTCCTGAGCAGACTTGATGATGTCTTCGTACTCAACACCACGGCCTGTTGCCATCTTAGCCATGACACTGTCTAACTTAGCAATAGCCCGAACATCCTCCGGTACATTATTTAATATACTTAAATCTTGCATCCATAACATGAATTGTTCGTGCTCACTACCACGAGATAATGAGTCCATACCAGTAACAATAAGAGGTTTAACACCCTTAAGCGTATCTAATTCTAAGTCAGATAATACATTCCATGCTACAGGAGTTTGTACTGTCTCAGCTAGATGTGAATATGTACCGCCTAGAGCTGTCTCAAGTTCGATTGCTTGAGTACGAATCTCTTCTGCTGTTACACGCTCTGCATCACGAGTTACTGCACTGTTCATCAAGAAGCCACGACCGATACGTTGTTCAGCAGGTTTCAAGATACCTAACACGGTATTCCAGTCCTGACCTTTATCAACGTTCATGGTGGTGATATCATCAGGAGCGCCCCAAACGTAGTCCCCTTGTTCAGCGTTGTTTAGTTCTTCAACATCAGCAACACCGTTAGGATTAACGAGGAATTTTAATTCACATGCTACTGCTGCACCTTCAACCAATGACTGATTAAGTACCTCAATGGCATGAAACTCACCTGAGTAATCTTCGACGTGGCCAGTTGCATAGTCCATACCACGCTGTAAATTCCATGTTGCAGGAATCCAAGGTAGTTGTTCTTTACTAAACACGCCTACTGTATCTGGTAACTTAACGTTAGCTGCGTACTGCACAACGTCGTACTTACCTTGGTTATTCAGTGTAACCCATGTCCAGAGTTCAATCTCTTCCATTGCCTCTGTATGACCACGAGTTTGTAAAATGTCCTGTTGAATATCATCGTCTAGTTTACCAAAGGCAATCTCTTCTTTAATCAGAATCTCTTTTACTTCACCATCACGAGCACGGTCAACACAATAGTCACGCATTGTATAGGTTACTGCTTTCTTACCCTTGGGCATATAAAGCATACCATTACCAGTGATGATAAGTGATTTGACTAGATTAAATAAAGCAGTACGTCCTGATTTAGCAACTAAACGTTTCATTGCCTCTTTCTCTGCACGAGAGAACATCAATTTAATACTTACTTCATCAACCTGAAACTCTTCGACTAACGCTTGCATACCTTCATCATCTGCATCCATACGGAAGAAAGGACGAGCAGGGGCGAATAAGGCCAACATAATTTTATTTGATAAATGATTTACTGCTTGAGCACCAATTGAATCCCAATCCGAATCTAATTCCATTTGACCGTTATAGCCAGCATAAGGAAATACATAAGGAAGAGTCCAACGAGCATACCGTTCAGCGCGAGACATAAACGGTTGCTTAGTAACTTCAAGCTGTGACCACCGTTGAGAAGGTGTCGTCATAACTTAGTAGCTCCAATTTGTGGAATGTTAGAACCGAGCTTGCCGAGTGACAAGATTGGTTTCTTCTTCTTAGGAGTGGTAGAATCATCTAACTCTACTCGACCAGTGCTAGTTTCACGTTCCTCCTGTTCACGAACTGCGTCCTCATCCGTGATAATATCAGACTCACCAATATCAATTAGAACTGATTCTTCCTGAGCCAATGACTGTGGTGTTAACTGATTCGCTACATTAGCTGCTTGTCGAGCTATTGCATCTTCTTGTGCTTGTAATGATTTACTTTGGAAGTAGATACCAGCACCTACACTTGCTATAGATGCTATATCAGATAGTTCAATATCCGATACAATATCAGAACCGAGGTCAACGACACTCTCACCGATATCACCTAATAAAGAACCAAAGTCGAAATCAAAGAATGCCATATTAACCTCTCTGTTTAACTTTACGCTTTACTTTCTTAGCATTAGCGAATGACAACCCTACCTTAGCCTTCTTGGTACTACCGAAACCAATAGAAGGTGTAGATGGTTCTACCGCTGGCTGTACTAAAGAGGCATCTGCACTCTGTGCTTGAGCTGTAGTAGGTTGTGTACCGCCAGCACTTCCGCCATCACCTCGATTACCTCCTCCTACACGAGCATCAGCACTGCCACTAGGAGCACCACCTTGGAAGTTAGGGTTAGATGAAATAGAGTGAGCAGTTAAGCCAGCATTAATAATACCACCGATAGGGCCAGCGAAACCTAATGCAGCACTGATACCTTTGTTAGCTAAAGAACTACTAGTGATACCTGTATTAGCTGCCTCAGATACACCTGCTTTAAAACCACTGGCTTTTTCAGCACCTATACCTAAGCCTGTCTCACCACCAATAGATAAGGCTGCTTGTACACCCTTAGTAGCAATACTAGAGATTAAACCTCCACCGGGTAATGCACTAGCAAAGTCACCTGCAATCTCTGCTGTACCCTGTGTAGTAAAGCCCTCTGAGAAACCTGCGTCGAATGCATCAGCGAACTGACCTGCTTCTGAGGTATCAACTGAGGCCACTGCTTCTGTTGCAGAGTTCAAATCACGTGTACTACTCAAGTCAGCACTAGATACTACAGCAGCCTTTGTATCTGCCGATACTGCACTTCCTCGACCACCACTACCACGATTACCGGACTGACCTCCTGTATTACCTCGACTACGACTACCACCAATAGAACCTGCACCACCTACTGATTGACTACCAACAGACTGAGCACCTTGTGTACTACCGAAGGATGAACCGAAAGCACGACCAGCATCTAAAGCACCACCGATACCTCCACTTCCAAAACCTCCACCACCTTTACTTTTACCTTTTGATTTGTTACCACCACCGAATCCACCGAAGGCCATAATTAAATCCTCTTACATATTAAGTTTTTCGTGTACAGCTTTGATAACTGCATCCCTATGTGCTACTGCTGCCTTTAACGTATAAAAGCACTTACTATAATTATTACCGTTGAACCATATTGTCACCCTCCAACGTCGATTACCTTGCGGTAGTTTAACAATACACTTATAACCAGTTGAGTTATCCTTACGGTTATCCGTGTTGTAGGCATTTACTGTCTTAGTTGCTTCACGTAAGTTATCAGGTGCGTTATTCGCCTTATTTCTATCCTTGTGGTCAATTAACTCAGGTAAGTAACCATAATGGAGGAAGAATATAATACGATGCTGTTTCCAGTTAACCCCTTTAATCTGAACTACGCGATAACCATCCTTTACACCACGTAGACTACAACGTTTACCATTAGGTCTGAATAGTTCACCTTGTAGATTATAAGTAAAACCAACTAAAGCAGTAGTGTCCATTAAATCCTCCGAGTTACATCTTGATTACTTTGACGTGCCTTATCTAGCTGTTTCTTTAGATGCAGGATAACGTGATACTCACCTGCGTTTTCTGCAAAGTGTTCTATATCCATCCCCCTAGTGTACATACGACGAGGAAATAGCTTCTCCAACTTAGCTATAAGGTCATGACTCAACCCTAATTCTACTTGTGTTTCTATTACTGTTTCTGTTTTAACAATCACAGTAGGTTTATTAATTATTGCTTTATATAAATTCTTCAAATAAATCTTCATCATCATCACCCAGTAGTGGTTCTATAATACCCCAAGTCTTATTATCTTTACATATATTAATTAATTCTTTAGGTATCTCTGCTTGTTGTTGTACATAC